TTATTTATTAATGAGGCGTAATATACGCCCTATCGCCCATTCTATAACCTCCACTGGTGTATAAAATAGGCTAAGGGATTACATAGGCAAGTCTTCAGCTGTTACAAAGTCATCAAATTTATATGTATTATTTGCTAACGCCTTGAAAATATTCAATGACTTTGAACCAGTGAAATGTGTTTTTACATTCTCACTGATATATCCATTGTCATTTATTTCAAAGTTGTATGTTATGCCATTTTTTTCAATGTATCCGCCTGTAATACGTGTTTTATCGTAATTCTTATAGTATTTTACTTCCTCGCCTGATTCTTCTAGCTTCTTCATAAATGCTGTTACTTTGCCCGCTGTTTCGTTTTGCACTTTCTCACATTGTGCATGATATGCTAACTCTTCCGCTATCTTTGTTTCTAGCTTCTTGAGTGTGATACTTTTCATGTTATTGCTTTTATATACAGCCTTGTATATTTCGCCTCGCTTGTAGCTATCTACATTTGAATAATGTTTGTATTCTCTCAGTACTACATGGATATTGTTATGGTAGTCTCTTCTAACTTCGAATTGCTCGCCTCCATTGTCTAATATTAGACGATAGTCAGCCCGCCCATTGTCGCCCTCGATAATGCAAAGGTTAAAGGCTGGAACGCCTGAGGCTATTAACTCAGCTTGTAAAGCTTCTTTCTTGTTGTATTCTTGCGTCATGTAGCTATCAAAATTCTTTTTGTTGATTGGGTTTAATGTTGTCATGGTTTTATATGTGATTATTTATAAGTCTTTTCATGCCTTGCAAAGTTTGTGCTCTAAGGTTTAATTGTCTTGTGTAGTAACGTATACCGCTATAATTAGTACTTGATAGGTATATATCTATATTTTTGTAGGTTGTTTTATACATTGTATTATTCTTTATCTATTAATATACTATTTATTCTTTTGTCTCGCTCACTGTAAGCCTTGCATGTTGTTTCGTCTATATCATCATTTATATGGTAATTTGCGTATATAATGCCCGCTATGAGTGCTAACACTATTAAGATGGGGAACAGTTGCACGTTGTAATTAAATATTGTCATTTGATTATATAACCGTTTAGTTAGTTGGTTATATATCTATTATAGCGGTGGCGGTGCTATTGTCAATAGGGGTATATGTGGATAACTTTCAAGCCTTATAATGTAAGGCTTTTTTAGGTGTGGAATATAAAAAGTATTCGGGGGGCTTTGGGTTTTTGGATGATGTCACGTTATGCGGGTATGTCAAGTTATTGCTTTACTTTGTACAGTTGTTAGCCTCCAACCATGCACTATACTACTGTACTTTGTAAAGTCTTTATTCTCAATCGCCTTGATACTGTTGCACAATAACCATGCCATCATGTCAATAGTACAGCTGTTCTAATTGACATTTATTATTTGTGTGCTGTAGAATGTTGTGCTTTGAAATGGTCCGAGGGGGTGACCCCTTCGCATGACCCCCGGGTATATTTTAAAAAAAAGAATCCTATACCCTCCCCAGAGAGGAGGGACTTGTTGACTGGCGGTGCCGCCTTTTCCTATCCTTTTTTACCTAAAAATTTTTCTAAAAAAATTCCTTACAAAAAACCAACATAAGCGTAAATCTTATGTTGTCAGAAAACCTATATGTTTCAATGGTTATTCAGCACGACCAACATATACCAACATGACACAAAACTTATGTTGGTCAAGAAAACTATTAATTGACAAGGCTTTTTTAGAATAACCAACATAAGATTCATTTTTATTCATATTTTTTTTTAAGTAAAATAAAGATATAGTAATATACCCAACCCTAGGAGAAAAACTGAAAAAAAAAGTCATGTTGGAATTTCCGATAAAAACGTTACGTTATAATGGTTTTTTGCACCAACATATAAAATGGTCTTATGTTGGTTATCTTGCAATACAAAATATTTTGTGATACTATATATCTATGAAACAAAAACAATTAATACACATAAATGAGGAAATTAAGAACAAATTCAAGGCAATTGTATATTCAAAAGGGAAGATGATTAGTCCTGTTATTGAGATGCTTATGATTAAGTATATCGAGGAGCAAACTGCGATAGAAGAGAACCTTAAAAAAGTACGAGAGCAAGGTAATGTCTTCGTTGATGATGAAGGAAAACCGATTGAAGGTAATTTCCCTGATGGGTATTTTTAAAGTGTATGATGAAATGTCTCGACAAAAAATGTATCAGAAGAGCTGAGATGCGTGGCTTATGTATGAAACATCACGATAGATTAAAAAGAATAGTCCAAGATTGGACCAATACAACTCTCTGGAAAGATTTTGAGGAACAGGGTAAATGTTTACCTAAAGGCGGAATGGCTAAAAACAGTATTTATAAAATGTTACTCTAAATACCAAAAGTGGTATACTTAATAACATATGCCGAAAATATCTAAAACAGGTTCTACTCTCAAACAGATGGCGTACGCTAGGCGTGTTTGGGGTGCAAAAGGTGAAAATAGAAGCGGGATTGCTGTAGATGTAGGATACTCTCTTCATGCTGCAAGCTCACCAAAGGATAAAATAGAAAGTAAAAAAGGATTTAACAATGCGATGTCAGCACTTGCTAGAGAATCGAATGAGGTTGCTTTATCTATCCTCCATGAATTTAAAAGTAGAGGGGTAGAAAACTTTACGAACAAGGAACTCATATCTTCACTTAATGCAATAGGTGGAGCGTGGGCGAAGTTCAATCCGAAGGAGGATTATGAAGACAAAAACGGAAAGAAGGATAATAATAGGTTGCGTGCGGTGATAATCCACGAGGCGGAGAGAGCTATAGGAGAACCACCAGTTGCTACTTATGAGGAAGAACCTGTAGACGACCCGGACGATTTCTAATATGGCAAATCCAATAAACGAACACAATGAGAAGATTGTGGAAATGTTGACGAAGGACCCGTCGCTCATCAAGAACAAGGAATGGAGACTCACAAACCTGTACTGGCTCATTACCAAGGACGGGAAGAAAGAGGTATTTTCTATGAACCGTGCTCAGAAGCACTTCTTTGATAATTATTTGAACGTGCCGAATCCTTTTCACAGGCATATAATCCTCAAATCACGGCAGTTGGGGTTCACGACATTCATCGACTTGTACATTCTTGACGAAATACTCTTTACCACAAACAAGGAAGGAATTATTATAGCTCACAAACTCGAGGATGCCACTACTATTTTCGACAAGAAGATAGATTTTGCGATACGAAACATGGCGGAGGATGTAAAAGGTGCGTTTTTCAGACTAAACAGAAACAGTTCCAGGAAGATTCAGGTAACAATTGATTATGGAAAGGAGGTGGGGTCTACGTCTTCAATCCTCGTGTCTACATCAGGGCGTTCTGGAACATATCACCTCGTACATATTTCGGAGTTTGCGAAGATGTGTGTAATGTTTCCGAAACGTGCGGAGGAAGTAATTACCGGAACATTCCCTGCGGTTCCATTTGACGGATATGTGTTTATTGAGTCAACTGCGGAAGGTATGGCTGGGTATTTCTATGAGATGTTCAATGAGAACTGGCTCTCAAGAGAGAAGCTGACGCACACACTATCTCGTGTGCAGTTCATTCCACACTTTTATAACTGGCAGTACGACGATATGGAAATGAAAAAAATTTCGGAGGCAGTTCCAGTATCACAAATGGAGGAGTGCGAAATTCCATGGGCGGAGTATCAGAAGGAGTACAACCTGACGGATATTGAAATCACGTACTACTACATGAAGTGGTTGCAGCTCGGGGGGAAGTCGGGGACGGATGCGGTGAAGAAGCTCAAGCAGGAATACCCTACGACTGCGGAGGAGGCTTTTCTATCTACTGGTCAGTCGTATTTCCCTACTGCTAAAGTTGCGAGCCTACTTTCACAAGTAAAGCCGGGAATAAAAGGGGAATTTATTGACGACGGGAGTGGAAAGATAAAGTTCATGGAAAGTCATGCGGGTAATTTCGAAATGTTCGCTCCACCTGAACAGGGAACTAAATACGTTGTCGGAGGAGATACTGCGGAAGGTCTAGCACACGGGGATGCTCAAGTGCTCTATGTGATTAACCATAAGACGGAGGAATGTGCGGGTCTGTACAGGTCGCAAGTTCCACCTGACGAACTGGCTACGGACGCTTATAAAATTGGCAAGTTCTACAACTGGGCGTTACTCGGTATCGAAGTGAATAAAGATGGACTCTGGGTGAACGACGCTCTTGAGAAAATGGGGTACTTGAACCTGTACTACCGAAAGGCTTTTGATGATATTACTCAGAAGGTGACGAAGTACTTCGGGTGGAAGACGACCTCAGCCACAAGACCTTTTGCACTCGCATCACTCAAAGCAATATTTTTGCGAAAAGACAAAGGATTCCCAGCTCCGCTACTTGGTGAGATGTTCACATTCGTGAGAAATGCAAAAGGTAAAGCAGAAGCGATGCAAGGGAAGCACGATGACATCATTATGGCAGCAAGTATCGGATATTCTATCCTCCAAGAGCAGGGTAAGTACCTCGAGGAAGCGAGCCAAGCAGACTCTAAGTCGCACTTCAATGCGATGTGGGGAAACTAATTGCACTTTATTAAATAAAACGTTATTATTATAGTATGAATCCAACTTCCACTGAGAAAGTTCCAAAAGCAACAGCAAAAGTTGCTCCAGACGATAAAAAGACGATAGAATTTATCGACAATAAGAAAAAAGAGATGAAGAAGTCTCAGTATCGAGAGAAATTCGATGCTCTTGCAGCGGAAATTGAGATAAATCTCGTAAATACGAATGTGACCTACGGACAGAAGCTCTACGAGAAGTCTGGATGGGGTTCAATGGTGTTCTACAACAAAATGGCGAACGGTGCATATGACATTAACGTCTATCCACAGAAGCTGACTGACCGTGACCAAAACCGTTCCGGTGTACCAGTGTCTCAGGAGCCGATTGCTTTCTCAAAGATTATGATTGCCACAAGTGTACTAGCTGGAAAACTCCCAGACGCTACAGTTATTGCTGATGATAAGATTTACGCTAAAGCTTGTTATGAGCTATGGAAGAGAAGTTGGAGTTTGACTGGTGGCAACGGAGAGAACACCCTGATGATGGTGTATCAGAACCTATTCACATACGGATGGGCTGCTTGGCGTGTTTACCCTCGTCGTGTACAGGTAAAAAGAAAAGGAGTTGATAAGATTCTATTTGATGACATCTACCGTGAGCCGATGGATGTAAAAAGAACATGGCTCGGTGTTGGGTTCAACCACGGAGACTATTGGTCATGGGGCGAAGCATACTACGAGAAGGATATGCTCAAGGACGAGTTCTATAAGATGTACCCGGATGCTGAAAAGAATAAGAAGAAGCTCGAATACTGTTCTGTATCAGAAGAGGCTAAGGATGAAAACCGTGACAAGCTACAGACTTCAGTTACTATCGGCTACTACGAAAACGAACTTCTAAATCGTTACGTCATTGTGTGTGGAAAGATGGTTATATACGACGGTGAACTTCCAAACGACGGCTCACACGGTTCTATCGTTACAGCTCGTTGTTTCGTTCGTAATCCGAATGACCCACACGGAGTTGGACTCTACGAAATGATGCGTGGTAATACAGCTATCTATACATATATCAACTCTCTTAATGCACAACAAGTTGAGGCGGAAATATTCCCACTTCTTTTTGGTGCACAGGTTCAGAATGGTACAGCTACATATAAGCGAGGTCCGAACATCGTGAACCCTAAGCACCCAGGAACAGATATTGATGTTGTTAAAACTTCTGGAAACGTACAGCAAGGTATGCTATTCGGAGACAAACAGAAGCAAAACATCGAGGAAAACACAGGTGTTAATAATATTGTGGCAGGAGCTGATTCATCAAACACTCTTGGCTCTACAGTTATTCTCAAAGAAGCTGCGTACAATCGTCTTACACCACCAAAGAACTCAGTGGTTACAGGTCTACAGAAAGATGCACATATCGCTAACACATGGATGATGCAGACATACTCTGTTGATAAGATTTTCATGATTGACTCACAAGACCAGCTCGCAGAGTTTGCAAAGCAAAACCCAGATTACTTTATGGAGTCCGAGGAAGTTGTTGATGATGAAGGCACACCTACAGGAAAGCACGCAGTTGCGGCTTCAAAGAATCTACGTCTTAATTTTGACTTTACTCCAGAAGGAGAAATGCTCGAGAATGTTCCAACGAGAACTATTTCTTCCAAGAAATTGTTCGATGAGATGAAAGCTCACGGTCACAAGAGTGACTATGTAGAATTTGTCATTGACCCAGATTCAATGCTTCTTCCATCTATCGAAATCCAGAAGCAAACATTTATGGCTCTATTCCCTGTTATTACAAACCAGATTACACTCATTTTTTCAATGCGTAATCAGGACCCAGAGGCAGCATCATCTCAATTGATGGCTCTCGATAAACTTCTTGAAATTCAAGGACAGGATATTTATGATTACATAGCTAAAACAGATTATGACGCAATCATCAATAAAGTGCCTTCACAAATGCAACAACAAATGCAGCAACAGCAAATGGATATGGAGGCTAAGAATACAGCTATGCAAACTATGGCTGGAGGCGAATCTGCTGGTCCAATGGCTCTTGGTAAAGGCTCTTCGATGACTAAAGATGGAACAGACCCAATGCAGCCACAGAACCCTAACGAAGTTCCACGACCTCAATCACCTATGGGAGCATCAATAGACGCATCAGTAGGAAGGGCTGCAAATCTCCCATTCTTTCCAGGAGAATAGTTGGTGTTAGCACCGTTTCGTGCTATAGTATTTTTATATGGAAGACCAGACAACAAAACAAAAAATGATTACGTTTGCTACGAGTGATAACGCTCCAGGTGCAATAGAATTATTAAAAAAATGTCGAACACAACTCACCTCAGTTGTTTCAGGCACAGAGTTTCAAACACTTGTAAATGCAATAACTCTCGAGGTTGAATCTAATCTTATTCAAAGACTTGTCGTAGCTATAGATAATATAAGACAAGGAGAACCTATACCAGACTAATTATGTCAAAACCAATAGAACTCAAAACACCTTCATACACAATACAATTAAAGTATTCTCCGGAAGCAATTGACAAAAAGCTCATGAAATTTATAACTCCGTCAGGAGACTATTTCGAGATTTCATCTGATGAAATGATTCGTATTATGATGGAACAAGTGAACCAGGACACCCTTACACCAGCGTTCGTAGAAATGGACCGTATTAACGTTGTAGAAGTAGCTAGGCAGTTAGAATGTGAACTTACAGAGGATATGAAAGCCGGACAGAAGATTAGACTTAACTACAAGCACCCGTACCCAGTTGAGCTTGCTATTATTGAGGAAGCTGCGAAGATTGCTAAAATAAATATGGATGTACCGGCTTTTACTCTTACAAAAGAATACATTGATGAGGTTCGCTCTAAAATTAAGCCACAGTCTGAAAACTTTATGAAGAAATTCTATTCTTCCTTTAAAAATCTAGGAGGGTTCAATGGAACAAATTGAACATTATTATTTTAAACACTCCAGTGGTAGGATAACCACTTTTCTATGTCAGAAATCAAAAAAGAAGAAAATGAGTTTGATATTAATTTATCAAACCCAGCAGCCGCAGCACCAGCTCTTACAAAAGCTCAAGCAGCCGCAGCAGCAGCTAATAAACCGTTAGTTACAGTTAAAAAGAAAAAAGAACCAGTTCTAAAAAACATCGAAGGTAAAGACATGAAGCCGGAGGATTACTTCTATGCAGAAGGCGATTCAAAAGCTATAACTCCTGTATCATTCAATGATGTTGTTGGTATGCCTGTAACACGTGAAGACCTTATAGAAACATTTAATAATGTTTTCAAACCAGAAGATAATGTACTCTTCTACAAAACAATTGATAAAGAAGTGTATATCATTATTATTCCTATCAAGTATTCAACTACAGTGGGACGTATGCACGAATCACTCAATGGAGACTTCCAGAAGCACGCAATTTCGTTCATCGCTGAAGGTTCTGTGAACCTAGTAACCTTCCAAGCAAAGCTAAAAAGAATCTTACCATTCGTAAACTTTGTTGCAAGATAGTTTCATACATTATATAATTAAATTAACCATCGAAGCTCTCACGATACGAGAAGAACCATATGGACCCAATCACAAATGAAGTAGTTATTAATGAAGATGCTGAACTCGATGCCGAGTTAAACGCAACATTAGAATCTATAAAAACTGGAAAAGAATCTCCTGCTCCTGTAGCGGAGGTCAAGCCTGAGGTAGAACCAAAGGTGGAGGAACCCAGTACCCCTCCTGAAGTCAAGCCAGAATACGAGTTTACTGTTCCGAAAAAAGGTGCAAATGAATCAGACGAATCTTTCGAGAAACGAATTGAATTATCTGACCTTATTAAGAAAAGAAAGCTCGCTAAGTCTGATGACCAAAAACAAACCATTTCTGATAAGATTCAGGAAACTAGAAAAGACTTATTTAAGATAGGTCTTACGGAGAAAGGAAAAATTACTAACCCACTCCCAGAGAGTGAGGTAATAGTCCCAGAAGAGGATGAGTCCATTAGGGCAGATAGAGAAAGATTACAACAATTAGGTGGTGCGACGAAAGAAGACCTCATCGAAGTCTTAAAGCAAGAACGTCAAGCTGCTGAAGTTCAATCAACCCTCAAATCGTTCGTTGATAGATATGGTGAACTAAAAGATGAAGACACTCGTGAGGTATTCTTTGACTTCGTTGATTCGAACTACAATTGGCAAAACAAGAGTGGTAGAGAGTTAATGACAGTCCTAGAACTCGCTCGTGAAAGCATGTTTAAGCCATCAGAATCTATCTCAGAACGTGTATTAGCTGGAGCAAATGTTCAAGAGAAAGTAAATGCTATGCAATTCCCAGGCGGAACAGTAATAACCAAAACTGCTATGTCACCGGAAGTAAAGCAATCTGTCTCTGAGCTTATGGCTACAGGTATGTCTGAAGCTAAGGCACTCGAACTCCTATCGGATTAAAGCCAGACTTTAATTCAAAAACAAATGACAGGATTCATTCAATCAAAGATTAAGAATACCCGTGAAATTGTATTAGCGAATAAAGCTTCAGGTACTGCAACTACTATGAATTACCTCTACGACCTCACAGCAGGTCTAGCAGTAGCAGCAACTTCAAGTTCTACTCGTGCAACAATCGCAGGTGTTTCAAACCAGACTATAGTGGCTGGTGACGCACTTACACAAGTTCCTCTTATCGCTATTCACGAAGGCGATACATTCCTCGTAGACTCAACTAATAACTCAGATGAGGCTCACAACGGTCAGGATATGATTCTAGGTGCTAACGCTTATACAGTAAACAATACTGGCACTACAAGTGCTGTAGGTATTGTTAAACAGGTCGGTACATTCGGAGCAGCTGCTGACAAGAAGATTCTTGTTAGATTCCTCGTTGTATAATTTTACTAATAACATAAATAAACTATCATGACAGGAACAATCAATGATTACGCAGTAATCGTCAACAATGTGCTCAAGCATGTGGCTCCAAAGGTATCTCCTTCAGTAAAGCCTGAATACCTCGACTTCATGTTCAAAGTGGACAACAATGAACGTATCTATACAGACATCGGTGTAACAGGTCTTGGAATGGCTGAAATCATTCCAGACGGTGGTATTGGTGCTTCAGATGCTCCAATTCAAGGGTTCACAAAAAACTATGTACAAATGCACTTTACAAAGAAAGTACGTCTTACATTCCAATCAAACTTCTTCCTTTTCGAATCAGCAGCAGCTAAAATCAAGTCTTCTGTAAAGTCAAAGGTTATCGAAGGAAAGAACGCTATCGAACACGCAAAGAACTATCTAGCACAGTCTCTTCTTGCACAAGGTTTCGCTACATCTTTCACATGGACTCCAATCAACAACGTTGGTGTTAATACTCCAATTTCAACACTTGGAGCAGATGCAGTAGAATTCTGGTCAGCAGTTCACCCACGTGAAGACGGAGGACCAACATGGTCAAACGTTATCGTTGATGGACTTAACTCACCACAGTTCACTTACTCAGCACTTCTCGCTGCTCGTCGTCAGCACTCACTCAAGAAGGATGGTCGTGGAAATCCATTGATTTCACAGCTCGATACTCTTGTATGTCGTTCTGGTTCAGCAACAGCTCAGTTTGCTAAGACAATTAAGGGTACTATTGATAAAGGTCTTGCTCCACAGCAATCAAACCTCTTCAATAACGCTCCAGCTACTGATACTTTCAAGGTTGTAGAGCTTTCAGCTTACGAAAACCTTGGTCTTACAGGTCTAGCTTGGGGTATGTTTGACTCGAACATGATGAACGAGGATTACGGTTTCAAGTATATTGAAGCTCTTCCAACACGTGCAGAACCTGCAGTTGTTGACCTCCTCGGTAACCAGGACCTCGTGATGAACTTCAACTCACTCGCAGTTATGGGTGCATCAGACCTTCGTGGTTGGATGTGGTCAGCTGGTGACGGAACAACTATCTAAATAGTTTATCCATTCGGTACCCCTAGCTGTAGAGCAAGAGGTATCGGGTTGGGGAAATTATAAAATAAATATAAAACTAAAATGTTACAAGATGTACACACAGCTAAAACATCAATCGGAGTTACCGCAGCTCCAGGAGATACAACGGTAGTCGCAGCGAATCCAGATGCTTGGATTTATATACATGAAATAATGGGAGACCTTAGTGCAACTGGAACAATTGCGATTAAAGCTGGCAGTCGTACACTTGCAACATTCTCTCTTGACGCTGGACAAGGACTCACAGAAAGTGATGAACCAGGAATGGATGGAGTTGCACGATTCCAATGTAAGCCAGGAGAAGCTTTTATTCTTACTTGTGTTACCGGTACATTTATCGGAACAGTTGATTACTCATACAGATACTAATATGGAACCAATCACCCAAGCACAATCAAATCAAATAAAAGCATGGGCTGAAGAAAGAGATTCCATTCTTAAAGAAATATCAGCAAAAAGAGAAGAATTAAACGCTCTAACTCTACACAACGCAGCACTCGCTGCATCAAGTTCTGAAATATCTACTAGGATAGTGAAATCTGAAGGAAGACTTATCGAAGTTGAAAAGAAAGAGACAGAAATGTCTTCTAAAATATCATCTGAGATAGCAGAACTTACAGCACAAAAAACAGCACTTCAGTCAGAAGTGTCTGGTCTTGTTACGTCTATTCCATTACTAATTGCTCAAAAGGACTTACTTGTAGAGACTATTGAAAACTATAAGGATGTAAGTGTAAAGATTTTCAAAAAGACAACTTCATTGGATAAAGTGGTAGACCACGTTACATCTGTGAATAAGGAAAATATTCATCAGGTAGATGAACTTGTAAAGAGTCTCGAGAAGAGTGTGAAGAAGGTAATTGAAACGAATGAAGCGAATGTTAAAAAAGCTAATCAGTATATTGATGAATTACCTAAAATATTCTTCGCTATACAGAAAGCAGCTCCTATCAAAAAAACAATGTAATATATGACATATCTAGGAAACAAATTCGGAGACCCAAATAACTTAGGATACTATGCCACATCAGCAGCTTTAATATCTGCTTATCCTGTAGGTATAGCCGGAGCTTTTGCTCTAGTTGGTGCAACCGATACTTTCTGGGTGTGGGATGCAGATACAACAGCGTGGGTTGATTCAGGAGGCACAGGAAGCTCAGGGACAGTTACAACAGTTTCGGTGGTTACGGCTAATGGACTATCTGGTTCTGTAGCAAATCCAACTACCACACCAGCTATAACTCTTACTCTTACATGTCGTTCAGAGACACCATCAGGGACAATAAACGGTTCTAATGCGACTTTTACAATAACTACATCAAAGACATTCGTTATTGGTATATGGATGAATGGACAATTTATACATCCAGCTGACTATTCTGTTACTGGAACAACTATAACATTCGGTACTGCCCCGGATGTAAGTTACAGTGGTTTACCTTTTACTATCGTCTATTTTTAAGATATAATTTATATATGAAAAAAATTTTACTATCAGCACTTCTAGGATTATTAACCACTACAGCATTTGCGGCTCCTTACACAACATTTCAGGGTGGGACAGGAACATCTACAGCATACGCAAACCGTGTGCTTATTGGTAATACTGCAGGGACAGCGTGGACATCACTAGCTACTTCTTCTCTTGGTTTCCCTACACTTGCAACCATTCTTTCATCATTATCTAACACTGTAACAGGTCTTACATACACACCTGGCACAGGGGTTACATCACTTACAGCCGGATATGTAATACCACTATCAGCATCAACCACTGAATGGTCAGGTTTTTATAATACACCATCAACAAGAATTACAGCTGGTACAAATCTTTCATGGTCTGGTAACACACTAAATGCAACAGGCGTGGGGTCTGGTGATGTAGTAGGTCCGTCCGCAGCAACAAGTTCAGCCGTTGCTCTATTTAGTGGAACAACTGGAAAGTTGCTAGAAAATTCTGTAGTAACTATGGTGGACACGATGTCTAGTGGAGTTAAAGACTATCTTCAAATTACAGGAAAAGCAAACAGTACAGCAGCCGGAGGAATTAGATTAGTCAAGACTATCAGTGGAGACCAAAAGTCAATACTTCAGTTTTCTGATTCAGGTTCTGATACTTTAGCACAAGGAAGACTTCGTTTTTACGGTGGAGCTCCAGGCATTAGTACGACGTTAGTTGGACAAATACAACCTGATGGTGATAGTTTTCTTGATTCTTCTGTATTTGCCAGTGGAACACTTTCTCGTTTTGGAATTGGAGCACAACCTACAGAAGTTTTTGATGTTAATGGAAGTGCTAGATTTAGAAAAGGATTTAAAGATAGCACAAACGCAACAGGGACATTAGGTCAAATTCTATGGTCAACAGGAACATCAACATTATGGGTTGCTACAAGTTCTCTTGGGATAAGTGGAGGAGGAATCACTTCATTAGCAGGTCAAACTGGAGCAACACAGTTATTTGCTTCATCTACAACAGGGACTGATTTCACTATTACTTCTTCAGGAAATACTCATACATTTAATCTTCCTAGTGCTTCAGCTTCTGCAAGAGGGTTTGTAAATACAACAACACAAGCTTTCACTGGGAATAAATTTTTTAATGGTAACCTTGAGAACTCTACTGATTTAACTGTAGGTGGCTCTGCAGGTATTGATATGACCGGGTCAGAATTATATGTTTCTGGAACCGTGGCTATAAATAAAGGGAACTCACCAGAAAATTTTGCATTTCGTGGAGCACCTCAGTATAGTGGTGTTGCTTTTATAAATTTGGACAGTTCTGTAGCAACAGCTGGTATAGGAGATTCTTTCGCTAACCTTACTGTGACAGCTGATGGTACAGTCGGAGAAGCATCTTCAGGGAATCATCCACTTATAACACAGGTGGGATTGAAACCAGTCAGAGTTACTGCGGCAGCAGCAACCGTCTCAGACACATCTACTCTGTATATCGAAGGTTCAGCAACATCTACAACAGTAACAGGAAATAATTACTCTCTATGGGTAGATAATGTTGGAGGAGGAGGTAAGTCAAGAATTGACGGTTCTCTGGCTTTAGGAAATGAATTACGAGATTCTACTAACGTTTCAGGTGCATCTGGTCAAATTCTACAATCAACAGGTACATCAACGCTGTGGGTTACAAATGACCCTTCAATTATTCCAGTAAAAACAGTTACTGACTTTAATGCAACTTATTCAGATGATTTGTCTCGTATATGGTTCCATAAGATAACAGGGGCATCTAATGCTAATAATGTTTTAACTAATAGCTATATTAACAATGGAGTAGGACAAGTATATAGCACTACTTCTGCTGCACAGCAAATATCAACGGCTTCAGTCGCTAAAGATAATAATGTCACAATTACTAAAGGAATGATTACATATGAAGGTTTTCATTATGCTTTTGTCGGCACAACTACAAGTTGGTCAATTCAAAGAGCAACTTCATCAAGCGATACTAATGTTGTGACACAGGCAAACTGGGCAACATCAACACTTTCTGGAGGAGGATTTGCAAGTACAAGTTATAGTCTTGTTGGAGTTGCTGCTAATAAACTATATTTTATAGCAACTTCAACAGCACTAGTAAGTTTTACAATAGCAACGACAACAAACACTCTTACGTTTAGTGCTACAACATCAATACCAACAGCTTCTATGAATGTGTCAAATACTAGAGTTAATGAAAATGGTATATATACTTCTGACGGTGGAGCGACGGTAGCAAAATTTAATTTTTCTGGAACTAGAGTAGCTAATCATGGAGGAGCTGCAGCGTTGTCTACAACAGTAGGACCAGGAATATTTGCTACAAAGTATTCAATTTATTTATTAACGACAAATACTCCATCAAATAATACAGATTACCAGTTGTTTAAAATTAACGGTTTTTAGAAATGGTAGAACTTCTAATCATGATTAATATGGTTAGAGTTTCTCCTCTAAAAATAAGTCATACCCTTTCATCTATAGCAGATAAAAGGGCTACTTATTTATGTGACCACGAGTTCTCTCACGCAGGTTGGAGGAGTTATCCATCTAAATTTTCTTACAGAGGTGAGAATCTTGCAAAAGATTATGGTACAATTAAAGAAGCACACGAAGCTTTAATGCTTTCTGCTAGTCACAAGGCAAATATCTTAAACAAGAATTATAGATATGTAGGTCTCGCTTATAAATGTGGAATTTTAGTAGAAGAATTTGGAGGATACTCTTATTAATAATTATGGATGTAAAGGACAACAACAGTATAGAAGAACTCTCTCATATTTTACATGAGCATATTAATAATGAAACCCATAATATGACAGAACTATTAAATGAAGTCAAGGCTATGAGAGAAGAGGTAAAACCGTTAGTTGATATTTATAAAGACTCTCTAGGTACTTATAAAATACTCACAGGATTCTTCAAGTTAGCAGCCGTTGTTGCGGCTGGTATAGCAGCCTTACTTTTCATTAAGAAATTGTAATCATTATCAAATTAATATATAATTAAAGCATATGAGCAAAATGTCTCCAGTAGAACTTCCAACAAACCTACCTGATAATATTGAAGAAGCTATCAGAGCAGCAAAGAGAACAATGACAGATGTAAATGCTGAGACTTTGCGTATTAAGGATGAGAATGAAAACCTTCTAAAAGGATACGAACAAGATATTGAAAAAGAAGCTTCCAATTTAGCGGCTTTACGAACAGTTTTAACCGGACTTGACTCAGCTGTACTTGTAAAAAAACAAGAGATGCTTTCTCTTGATGAAAAGATAGGTGAAAAGCAGAAGTATCTAGCATCTTTCCATAGTAGAATAGAAGCATCTGAAGATGAACTTTCTAAACTTGATGAAGAAATAAAAACAAAGAGTAAAGATATTGAAGCTAGATTTACTTCACTTAGTGATAAAGAATCAGCCCTTAATGTGTACGCTACAGCTCTCTCTGTTAAGGAGGACAAAATCAACAGATACCTAGCGATGATTGAAGGAATCAAAACATCAGTCGCTAGATAATACTATCTATGACATATCTAGGTAACTCGTCAATACCTCTTACACCGGATGAGGAACTCATATTAGCTGACTTAGTTGCTCTTGGAGCACCTGGTCAAGTACCAGCAGTAAATGCTAGTGGAACAGGACTTGAATATATTGATGTTTCAGGTTCTTCAAACACGTTCGAAACAGTATCAGCTAACCTATCAGCTTATGATTACACTATCAATTATAACGTTTCAGGCGATGTATCGTCTATTGTCTATTCTAATGGAGTCACTAAGACACTTAACTATACCAGTGGTAATGTTACTAGTATTGTACTTTCTGGCTCTACTCCTTCAGGTATATCACTCACAAAGACATTGACATACACATCAGGGAATGTAACAGGTATATCTTACTCATAATTTTTGTTATACTTAATATATCTACTTGAGGAAGTAGTATTATAAATTTATAGAATTTTATGTCAAAATCAAACGCATCAGAAAACGATACACTGAAGATGTTTCTACAGGGAACAGACCCTTCCTTCAGGTCAAATGCTAATAATTATTTAGCACTTTATACAGCAGACCCAGGAGAAGCTGGAACAGCAACTACCAACGAAACAGCATATACAAACTATGCTCGCCAGACTCTTATTAAAGCTTCTGCTTGGACTGATGGAGGTGCTTCATTCACCAACGCTGACCTTATCCAGTTCCCACAATGCGGTGTAACAGGAGCTACTATTACTCATGGAGCAATCGTAACAACAGCATCAGGAGCCGGTGAGATTCTCTACTCAGGAGCACTTAATAGTTCTCTTCCTGTAGCGAACCTTATTCAGCCACAGTTCGGTATCGGTGGAATAACAATTACAGAGGATTAGTATGTATAAATGCTCAGTATGTAACAAAGGTGTAATAGTTCTAAACGGAGAAGTCTTCAGAGCTTGTCCTAAAGAGTGTTCTGAATCTGCGATAATTGCAGACATGTCAATGAGTATGAAAGGTGTTGGTGGACTTAACAGTAACTAAATGGCAGTAAATAGCGTACAACAAGTAGTAGATGCAGAAATAAACGGAGCAGTACGCAGATATATGTGGCGTAAGGTTCCTTCTCAAGTAACCACAGCTGGTTACTGGTTTGACCTATCTCTCTCTCCAGGAAACCCTGTTCCTAAATACTGGTTTGACGCTACTCCATTAATCGCTAAAGGTATATTCCAAAGTACAGACGGAGGTATATGGCATGGTCCTAATACTACTCCAAAGAAGCAATATCTGAGAATGACTACTGCTATGAGTAACTCTGCTACAGGCTTACCGCTACCTCTTTTACTTTGTGACTTCTTACTATACTACCCTTCAATAGATGATTCAGTTCTTGACCCACAAGTTCTTGATAATACAGTTACACTACCTCGTTACACAGACGGTAAAGGTGTACAAGTTATTGCTGTTACAGTGGCAGGAAGAACAGGAGGACAATCTTTCTTCTTCACGTATACAAATAGTGATGGAGTAGGTGGAAGAACTTCACAAACAGTACAGCAAAATGCTATTTCAGCCATTGGAACGATGACAACTTCTTCTCTATCTACAAATACTCAATCGGGTAATCCTTTTATCGGGTTGCAGTCAGGAGATAGTGGAGTACGAAGCATTGAGTCAGTTACAATGTTAGGGGTGGATGTAGGACTATTCTCACTTATTCTCGTTAAACCTTTAGCTCAAACACAAATTCGTGAACAAACAGCTCCAGTAGAAAAAGACTATCTTATTGAAACTAGCGATGTTCCAGAAGTAAAAGATGATGCTTACCTCAGTTGGCTAACCTGTCCCCAAGGTTCGTTAAACGGTGTTACTTTATTCGGGGATTTACAAGTAATTTTTAATTAAAACCATGTCAGGATTTCAATCACAAGACAATATAATCAACGCTCTCACTCAAGGTCAATCATTTAGATATGACTGGAACAAGAGCATGAACCCAACAACTGCAGCTATTGCTGGAGAGGTTCATTTAACAGCTAGAGGTAACGGTAATCCAGGACCAGATGCAATCTTTGACTTAGGTACTAACCTACTCTTTCAAGGTGTAACAGATGCTACTACTAACGCTGCTTCTATCCCTCACGGTGGAAACGTACAACCAACCTACTACAAGTCATTAGCTAACTTTTCTGCTATGACTAACGCTGCAACAACAGCACCTTGTGTAGCAGTTCTTGTGGACATTGTAGGTTTCTATCGTTCTACAGCAGTAACCACAATTACAGCACAGGCAACTACAAACACTCTTGGTTATTCAGATAACTTCACAGCAGATTCAACTACTGATATTTGTACTTGGACTACTACTACAAACATTCCATCTAATATCCTTACAGGTACTCGTATTCAGGTATCTAACTCTGGTGGAGCATTACCTACAGGACTTGCAGCAGTTACAAACTACTACTACATAAGAGTTACAGATAGTACATTCAAACTTGCTACTACTTATGCTAACGCAGTTCTTGGTACAGCAATAGACATTACAGCTAATGGTTCAGGTACTCAATCACTTGTAAGACTACTTCCTCGTTATACTAATGGTGCAGGTGTACAGGCTATCTTCTTTAACCCAGCAGCTACAGCTCTTGGTGCAGCAACTCCTAACCTTTCTCTTGGTTATACAAACTCTGCACAGACAACAACTCGTGCTACTCCTGGTGTTCTACCAGTAGGAAAGACAGCAGCTTCTAACTCACTGATTATCTATACAGGAACAGGAGCTGGAAAGTACAACTATCAAATGCCACTACAAGCAGGTGATGCAGGTATCGCAGAAATCAACACAATCCAGAACTCAACTAACTATGTGTCAGGTACTTACACAGTAGCTCTTGTAAAAGAACTTGCTCGTCTACCTATTACAACTACTGGTGTTATGGCAGAACGTGATTTGGTAAATCAGCTACCTTCACTTCCTCGTATCTATGATGGAGCAGCACTCTATTGGTTGATTGTTTCATCAACTACTACACCAGCAGCAGCTAACTTCACAGGTCATATCCTTACTACTTGGAACTAATATGTTATTAGGTAACTACAACATCTTTCTAAAAAATCCTGTTACATATACAGGAGGTGATTCGGTGTCTGGTATTGTAGGATTACGCTCTAACTGGAATACTCCAGGATTAACCAGAAACAGATTCTACGGAGAAAACTGGTTACCTGGTACAGCTGATAGATTCGGTGTTCCTAGTGCTTACGCTTCACCTTACGCATGGACTTTACCACCACACTCAGGCGGTATTGGTTGTAACACAGGGATGGCTGGAGCTAGTACACTTACAGGAAACGGAGCGTTAGGTATGAATATGGAGATGACTATTGCTGGTTTTGGAGAAATAAGTAACTTAAATATGGGTCTTATCATCTCAGCCATACTCAGTATTAGTGGTATAGGAGGACTTACAGCAAGTATGACTGGAGCTTTAAACGCTTCTATGACTATGGCAGGTCAAGGTAATATGTCTGGAGCTATTGGAGCCTTAGCTAATATGGTTATGCAAGCAGAAGGTCAAGGACAAATGACAGCACTTATGACGGCTAAAGGAAATATGACTATGGACATATACGTGAACCAGTCTACAGCTACTGTAAATGAACTCGTTGCTGGTGTGTGGAACGCCTTAGCTGCAGACTTTAACGATTCAGGGACTATGGGGAATAAACTAAATGGTGCGGGTTCAGCAGGTGACCCATGGACAACTGACCTTACACCGTATACAACTCCAGGGACAGCTGGAGACTTAGTAAAGAAAGCATCTAAACCTAAAATAAGCCTATAATTATGTCACGAGATACAAAAGATTTGCTACCATTAGTAGCACGTAAAGCAAAAGAATTTCAAAAGTTAGCACTAGCTAACGGAGTTGATTTTATTATTACCTGTACGTATCGTTCTATAGAGGAGCAAAACGCTCTTTACAATCAGCCTTTTGACAAAATAGACAATGATAAAGATGGTATGATTGATGAATCAGATGAGAAAGTTACTCAAGCTAAAGGTGGACAATCGTTTCATAATCATCGTGTGGCGTTTGATATTGTCCCTATATTAAATGGTAAGGCTCAATGGAATAACGATGCACTATGGTCAAAATTAGGAAAACTAGGACAGTCTATAGGTATTGAATGGGGAGGCTCGTGGACAAACTTTAAAGATAAACCTCATTTTCAAATTATTCAAGGATACTCATTCACCGACTTCACAAAAGGTAAAGTGGATTTGAAAAAGTTTGCTTAAATTGATATTATTAAAGTGCAGTTTTATTAAATTAATTACATAAACATGAATCCAATTATCGCTTCATCAGTTGACCCTACAAAGTTATCAAACACTATTAAGGGTATTATTATTTCTCTATCGAGTGTTATCATTTTCGTTGCTTCTGTGTATTTTAATACATCAGTAAGTTCAGACCAGGTTATGTCTTTTGCAAACCAGACAGCCAATACAGTTGCTGCGGTAGGTATAGCTTTCGGAGCACTACACACAATGTACGGTCTTCTTGTAAAAGCACTGAACAAGGTTACTACTAAAAAAAATGAATCAGAAACTCTACAGTCGTCTGTTGAGAATTAGAAGATGGTTTAAAAAACAGTTAGCTGTTGTACTATCAGACTAAAAAGATTATAATTAAGTAATGTCAAACTTCCCACAAATCACTGTCAAGCACAACATTGGAAATACAATTGATATTCCTAATGAGCTGGATATTAAGGTCTCTACATATCTAAGTGATAATAAAGCTGTTGGAGTTACTTCAATTTCTGTAGATAACGCTGCAGACTTCACTACAGGCTCTACTATTCCTCTCCTTGTTTCATCAATGGGTGCAGAAAATGCTGAAATTGTTACATCAACAACTCACACGAATACAGCCATTACAACATCTGCTACTACTACAACTCATAATAGAGGAGACTCTATTTCTGAACTAAAGTACGACCAAGTAGTTATCTCAAAGAGTTCAACACTCACTGGCACATATACTACATTTGCTACAATGACCTTCCAGGTTACGCAGCAGAATACAGTAGTGTTTGATATGACAGGTCTATCTACAGATTACTATAAAGTACAGTGGAAGAACTCTATCTCAAGTGCTGTATCTGATTTCTCTGACCCTATTAGTGCCACAGCATACCCATCTAACTCAGTTGCTCGTGTTATCTACCCTGTACTAAAAGCGATGGGAGTTTCAGAGAATGACCCTAAGATTACTACTGAGTTCTGTCTTTCAGCTATTGATGATGCTCGTAAGTTCACTGAAGCTAAATTGTACGGTATCCGTCACGCATGGCTCCAGAACTTTGAACACCCTATTCAGTGTCTAGCAGGTAGTAACTCAGTAGACCTTCCTGCAGATACAGACTTTACAGATACTGACCGTTCAGTTCTCGCTGTTCGTTTCTTGATTGGTAACGTTCTTACTCCTTACAACCTCAGATACATCGACAAGCGTTCATGGAATCAGATTGCCTTCTCTGTGATGGGTGGATATACAACAGTAGACGCTACAACAGTAAGTACAACACTCACATTCGATAGTGTCTCAGACTTTCCTTCAGTAGCTTCAGGTG